GGGTTAGTGATCTCAAGGTTGCTTTCTCTGATTGTAGTACCCAGATCTCCACCCAATGGTACACCAAGATTCCCCATGACGGAATCTGCGTTCCCGACTATACCCCCAAATATGACCTTATACTTGTTACCTTTTACCGTTCCAAATCTATTAATTTTGGAAATCATGTCAGTTACTTTTTGAGCCACGGCGATTCTACCTCTGTTAGTTTATATTTTATTTATACTCTCTGACCATATCCTAGATTTGGGGGCGTTCTTGAACCTAGCGGTTGGCAAACTTGCAGCCAGATACCAGTCGGACCAAGGAACCTGCAATACTTTAGATTTAACATTTTTAAGTTTATAGTGTCTTATACAAGGAATTGCTGATTTTAGGGAGGCATATCTCTTCACCACGTTGTATGATATCTTAATCTTATCATATTCATCATAACTAGATTTAGCTTGGATAGATCTCAGCCTGTACAAAAGAAGAGATCTATATCTGGGGGGCAGGTAATGTATGTTTAGACCCAGAAATCCTTTATCCTTCTTATCGATCACCAGAACCAACGGGAATGTGTCATAGTAGTCTAACTTTGAAGCAAATTTGGGTTTATAAGTGAAAGATAGAAGGATTCCAGATTTGGGTCTTCTAACGAATTTTTGTTTAACTTTTCCAGAATCGTCTAGGATTCCGATATTCTTCTTGAACCAACTAATTGATTCTTTCACTTGTAGCTCGTCTGGTTCTGTGTATTTTGCCATTTATTTTAGTAACTCGTCTTCTGTTAGGATTTTAAATTTCCATCCTCTATTCTCTGCAAACTCTGTTGCTGCTTCCCATTTTGCGGAGTTCACACCCCATCTTGCTACTTCCCTGAGATATCTCCTGCTGGGTTTACTCTTTTTCTCAGGGGGCTTGCATTGTGCTTTTGGTTTGACCTCTATCAACGTCACCTCTTTGAAGCCTTTCTTGTTTCTGATCTCTACAATGAAGTCTACATAATATCGGTGTCTCTTATTGTCTATTGGGGATTTATAAGGCACAACCACCTCTTCTGAACCCCAACCCAATACCGAATCGTTGTTGTCGCAAAATACCATAAACCTTCTCTCCCAAAGGGACCTGTAGATCACCTTGGTAGGATCTCCCAAATATTTTTTGGGATTTTTAGGTTTATACTTTCCTTTATACGACATATTATGCACAGCCTTATACATAATTATGTATACCATCTAAGTATAAACGGGAGATACAAATGGCAAATGTAGGTGCAGGTCAAAGTCCTGATATCAGACCAAACGCAGCAAGCGACGCAGGTGAATTCGTCAACCAGCTAGGTGATGCTGCACTTTTTAATCATTTCCAGAGGAGTGGGAAACTAGACTTCTTAGACACGGATGCGGCTGGAAATGCCACACCCAACGGCAACCAAGTAGTTTACCCTCTTGATTTACATACCAATCCAGAATATGGTCAGTTGGTGCATTTTGATGTGTACTTTAAGCAGAATCCAAAAATGGAAGATGTGACAAGCAAACTTAAAAGTGCATTTAGTTCTGCCAAAGATGCAGTGGGTAACCTATACACTGGTGCAGTCGATTCCGTATCTGATGCTGCTACCAACATACTGGATGGTGGGTTCAGTCTGGAAGGCGTAGGAGATTCTATTGGGAACTTTTCGGATCAGGCAGGGGTGAAAATATTGAACTTCATTTCAGATCAATCTCAGCTTCCTGAGTTCGCAAATGAAGAAATAATTAAGGATACAAGACTAGGTAAGGCCGATCAAGAATCAAAGGATAAGGTAACCCTATACATGCCTGGCGGGCTATCAAACGTTGATACAATCAATTATGCGGATCATGATCTCGGATTCATGAAATCTCTAATGGATGGGAAGATTGGTTCTTTAATACCAGGCGCAGTTAATGCAGCAACCAGTTTCACTGATTCGCTTGCGGAAATGGTTGGTGGTGAGTTGAATACCGCAGCAGCATTTTCTGCATTGACTGGTGCAGTGAGGAACCCCCGTAAAGAACAACTGTTTGAGGGGGTTGAATTCAGAACTTTCGACTTTAAGTTCAACTTCAGACCAAAGAATGAGAAAGAAGCAATAGACATGCTTACCATATGTAAGCTGTTTAGATTCCACGCGTACCCAGAAATAAATGCAGATATGACATTTTATCTCATGCCTTCAGAATTTAAGATCTCGTTCATAGACCTAAAGGATGCCTCTGAAAAGGGCATAGGCAAAATGAACGAGGCGAAGTCTTATGCATCTGAGAACGGTTGGATAAATAAGGTAGGAAGATGCTTCCTCAGCAATGTCAATGTGACTTACTGGCCTGACGGGACGGTATCAACGTTCAAAAATGGGATACCAACGGCAATTGATCTAGATCTGACCTTCACCGAGATGGAGGCAATTAGCAGAAACCACATCTACGCAGGGTATTGATACATGGCATATTTTAAAAAATTCCCGAAGATTAATTACTCCTTCGATAATGGAGAGACAGTTAGAACCTGTGTCGACATTTTGAACAGAGTTGCTGTTAGAGATAAGATAAAAAATATTACAGAAATGTTCACAGATTATGAGGTGAAAGAGGGGGAAAGACCAGAAGTTCTTGCAGATAGAATTTATGGCGACCCAGAGTTACACTGGTTGATACTGATCACCAATGAGATACACAATCAATATTATGACTGGCCCATGTCCCAAAGGCAACTAGAGTCTTTCTCCAGTAGAAAATATCCAGGCTCAGCATATTTTATAAACGGAGTTAGTGGAGATGGATCAACCCATTTTCCACAGAATGTGAGTTACACTAGAAACGACACTTTATATGGTGTAGCAGGTGGAACCTATGAAATATCCGATGGGAAGATTACACACATCACCGCTGATATGAACCAGCTTGCTAGAGTGCATGAGTGGGACAAAGGATATGCTAGATTAATTGTGACTGGAGTCTCTGGATCCTTCTCTGTAGGAGACTATATTACATCTTTGACTAACTCAGACGGGTCCACTTTATATGATGTGGCACAAATTAGTAGGGTAGTGGCATCTAGTATTGACGCACTTCACAACTTCGAGGACTCTGATGAGAACCATTTGAATCCGCTAGCAACCCCACCCAATGCTGGGACTGCTGAGCAGTACTTACTAGGAACAGCAGATGCAGATGGGGATATTGTTGCCTATGGTGATACAGTCCTAGACAATTACATAAATGGAAGTTTTGATACCTATACACTTACCAACTCTCAATTCGAATTCAGGGTCAATGAAGGCAAGCGGAAGATTAAATTAATCAGGCCAGAATTCGTGGGTAGAATGGCACAAGAATTTGAGGATGTAATCCAAGGCAATGTCTAGCGATAGAAGATATAACTCATTAAACGACGTTGAGGTGGAAAGCATTGTGCTGACATCTGACCAAGGCGGTAGTGTAGACATTAAACACAAGGTGAAACATGTCAGTATATTCGAAGACATGTTCTCACACTTCATGTCTGGTTATCTAAGAATGGTTGATGCACATAATTTGGTTAACCATTTCCCGATTATTGGTCAGGAGACTGTGGAGATTAAGTTCAAGACCCCAGGCTTCAACAAGGATTTCACTACTGTTACTATGGAAGTACACGGCATAGATGGCAGGACTAAATCCAACGACTTCAAATCGGAAATATTTGACCTAAAATTAATATCCAAGGGATTTAGACAATCCAAGACTAGAAAGATAAGCAAGGCATTCACAGGTAGGATATCAGACATGGTGTCTGAGATTTCCAGCAGATACTTCCCCGATTCACCAACCACCATACTAAAGACCAAAGGTGAATACAAGTATGTGATACCCAACTGGGAACCAATGAAGACGGTTGAGTGGTTGTCTGAAAGGTCAGTGTCAGATTCTTCACCGCACAATGCTAATTATGTGTTTTTTGAAAGGCAAGACGGCTTCTTTTTTGCCCCAATCGGGGAGATGACTAAGGCCAGTCCGAAGTATGCCTACGACATAATACCTACTGCAATAAGTCCCAACTCAGAGACATCAGGCAATGTCTATAAACAGTTTTATAATATTCAAGATCTGAAAATACCACAAAGCTTCGACAGACTAGAAGAGCTATGTGACTCCATGTACTCTTCTAATTTGATAGTGCATGATCTGATAAGCAAAGATTACACAGTCACTGCCAACACGTATATCAAAAGTTTCGAAGACTCCACCCATTGTGAGGAGTACCCCTTCTTACCAATAGAAAACAGGTATTCGTCTAACCCATCTGCGGTTAGTTATATCTCGTCTAGACATACTGGACTTCACGATGACTACCCAGAAGGTCAAGACTCAGAAGAATGGATGCTTAAAAGGCATTCCTCTTTAAAATCTTTCGACACCAATAAGATTAAAATGGTGGTGGCAGGAAATTCAAGTCTGAAGGTGGGGGATACTGTTAGGATTAGGGTTCCTAGCAACGAACCAGTAAGAAAAAACGATACAGACTGGTATGATAAGAATATGAGTGGTAAATATTTGCTAACTGGTGTCAGACATGAAATAGATATAATGGGAAGCAACCCAGAATACAAGACAGTTGTAGAGGCATCTCGAGATTCCGTCCCTAGAAGAACTCCAGACTCCTCTACCTTCTCGGTAGGAGATGGTTCATAATGCAGTCTATTTACAGCGAATTTGTGTGGTTCCATGGAGTAGTAGAGGACAGGGAAGACCCCCTTAAGCTTGGTAGATGTAGAGTGAGATGCTTAGGGTATCATACTGCGGACAAGTCGGAGTTGCCTACTGCCGATCTACCTTGGGCATTCCCCCTAAGTCCCATCCACTCTGCATCAATCAGCGGGATAGGAACTACTCCAGTAGGACCAGTAGAAGGGACTTGGGTATTAGGATTCTTCAGGGATGGAAGTTCTGCACAAGAACCAGTCATAATGGGTACTCTCCCAGGCATCCCCAAGGAAATCCCGCTGTCAGAGATAGGATTCAGCGACCCCAATGGTAAATACCCCCTTGAAGACCATCTAGAAGAGGCTGATACCAATAGGATTGCTAGGAATGAAAATATAGACAAGACTATAATACAGACTAAAAAAGACAACTTGGATGAGATGGAAACTGCCACTGGTGTGGGTGAGCAAAATACAGTTAAAGAACCTGAGACCCCATATGAGGCTAAATATCCCTTCAACAAAGTGACTGAATCAGAAAGCGGTCATATCATTGAGGTTGACGACACTGAGGGGGCAGAAAGACTTCACATATATCATAAATCTGGTACTTTCATCGAGGTGCATCCTGACGGTAGCATGGTTAGGAAGGTGTCTGGAAAGAATCATGAGATATTCATAGACGACAACAATGTTCATGTTAAAGGGACAATGAATATCACTGTAGAAGGAGATACCAATCTTTATACCAAGGGAGATCTCAATGCTAAAACAGACGGCAATGTATCCCATGATGTTTCAGGAGACTACGAGGTAAATGTGAGTGGAGAAATAAGGTTAAATGCTGGGAACGGCTCATCCTCGGTTAAGATGAATGCTTCTCAAATCAAGGAAAATGCACCACAGATCTATCTGAACTAATATGACTACTAAACTAGCTATAAACACGATAAACAGCCTTAAAAGGGCTGGGATAAGACTGACCGTGAAAGACGGTGAGTTGACTGTCTCTTCTAGCTCCACCAGAACCGTTCTCACTACTGGGGAGCAATCAGCATTAGATGCCCATAGATCCGATATCATAGAACAGCTAGGTCTAGAATCTTCTACCGAGGTGCTATCCAAAGGGGAAGACTCAGTAAAAATACCCAAACCAACGTTCAATATTCCCACTTTGCTGTCTAAGAACGAATACTTCAACTCCAACTCTGTCAGGACTTTCAATGGTGAGACAGGACCGATAGAAGGTGTTAACAAGGTATGTGGGATGACTGGTGATGTGCATGTGGTCTGTTCTTTCAATGGCAGAACTGGTGCGGTAATTGGTGTGGATAGCGTCAATGGAATGACTGGTGCGGTGATTGTTACCGATCTAGTGGGTGTGTCTAAATTTAATGGTCAGTCAGGAGCCGTGGAAGGCGTATCTTCCTTCAATGGGTCTACTGGTGCGATAGTGGGTGTAAGTTCAGTTAACGGTTCAACTGCAGCGGTTACTCTCGATTTGGGTGTTTCATCCTTCAACGGATCCACTGGGTCCATAATTGGTGTTTCTTCTGTAAACGGGGCCACTGCTGCTGTCACTCTGGACTTGGGTGTTTCTAGATTCAACGGATCCACAGGTGACCTCCAAGGGGTGTCATCCTTCAATGGGTCCACTGGTGCAATAACCACCTCAGGTTCAGTTCTGCACGTGTCTGGTATATCGGCTGACGATGGTGCTACATTTGGTAACAATGTCTCAATCATCAACGCGGGTGACGTTGCTCTCACAGTTAAGGGAGACACAGACAATTCTGGAGAAAACGACAACCCACTCATTCGTTTAGAACAAGACGGAGGAGCAGTTAGTTGCAACATCGGAATCAATGGTGAGTCTAATAACCAGTTCACAGGTGCACAGCCTAACGCGTTCTATATTGAATCGGAATCATCTTCAGGGTCTGCTAACCAAGTAATCCAATTTGCAACAAACAATGCAGATGTGATGACCCTTAATGGTAGTGGCAACGTTGGCATCAATACCAGTGTTCCATCTCAGAAACTAGACGTGGTAGGGACAATTCAAGCAACAGGCATCTCAGCCGATGGTGCTACACTTGGAACTCTAAACGTCAATGACGCCTATTCTTTCCCTACCGCTGCTGGTACAACTGGTCAAATATTAATGACAGACGGGAATGGTGCTGTATCTTACCAGACATTAAGATTCAGCACCAGTTTCATATTGGATTCTGATATCCCACTTGCTACAGGTTCAAGAGATAAGGCATTATATCTCATACCCTATGATAACGCAATTATAACTGATGTATTTTTAAGATCAGACGATGCTGCCGCTTCGAGTGATGCCACTTCTCTTGTTGTCGCAATCGAAGCAATACAGAGATCAAATCAACTAGACTCGGCTGATCCAACAACAGGAGCAACCATAATGTCAATTACTATGGATCAAACTGCTTCCGAAGATCATGTTTCAATAGAATCAGGTTTGACGCATGCGATCGGTGCGGACAATGCTAGAAGATTCCTTAGAATTAATGTGACTGACAACAGCGGGAATCACACAAACTTACAAGTAATGATAAAAATGGAAGCGAGGAATACCTAATGGCAACTAAGTTTTGTAATCCAGATTTAGGTTCTGGGGATGATGACGGATCTTCAGAGGCAAATGCATTTCAAGATCTCTCAGCTGCGATCGCTGCTATTTCAGGCGGTGATCTTCTTTATGTAAAGAAAACGTCTTCTCGTCATGATGATGGTGCATTATCAATGGCTTCTGGCATTAATGGTAGTGCAACAGCACTGACAATCGTTGAGGGATACGGAACCACACCAGGCGATAATGTCCAATTCCAATATGCAGAGAAGATTGATATCGATGCTAAGAACTTCGTGCTGAGGAATTTTGATATCGAAATGAGTTCAGGAGATGTTGAAGGTGTTCTTTTTATAGCAAACAATATAGATGGTGTTTCCGTTCATAACTGTCGAGTATATAACACAAACACAGGAAATTTCCC